TATGCCCAACCCCATTTTGGATTGCTGATTGTTGCAAATGCTGATGCCTCGCCTTCAAATCGCAATTCTGCTGACCCCTCTTGTAATGTTGCATTGTACAAGTTTGATGTTAATGCGTTTGCGGCTGACATAATGACATACTGTGTTCCAACTTTCACAATTGCATTCACATCAAGCGATATTACATACGGGTTCACAACACTATCACGGCGTACAATATTCATTCTTTGTGTCGTTGTATCAAATGAAAATGTTACCAAATATGATATTTGTGAAACTTTCACCAAATAACACCATTCATTTGTACTAACTTGCCACGGATCACTCGCACTTCCATATGTTGCTGACGGCAAAACGTTTGATGTTGCAAAATCAACAACTGAAACAACCCCACCTGATACTGACATGTAGTAATGTTCACCACTTCCTGAATAACCTGAAAAGGCATAAAACCAACCATTTGAAAGTGCAACAAATAAACGTCCACGATCAAGCCTTGTAGGTTGGAAACTGTTGTTTGATGAAATTTGTGCCTCGGTTTGTGGTGTGATTGTTGTACCCGATACGGTAAACGGTTGAACACGCAAGTTGTTCGTGTTGTCGTATACGGCAATCATTCCTGCTGTTGCTGATGACAAAGCAATTTGAGGCGAATATCGTTGTGATGATCCACCGAACATGTTTGTTTCAGATCCTGCTGTGATTGCGGTTCCTGATACAGTTGCATAATATGCACGAATAACACCACTTGCGTTTCCGTCTGAAAATGCAACCATGAACGCTGATGTTGATGCCTTTTCAATATGCATTGAACAGTTGTTCAATGATGATGTGTTTGTGATTGTAACATCAACGGCTGTTCCTGCTGTGATTGTTGTTCCTGATACGGTGAAACATACATTTCCAAATGTGGTTGTTGAATTGTGGAATGCAAGCACAAATTTTGATGTATCAATTTGAGTAAAATCAAAATATTGAACGTTGTTTGGTGTCGCGGTACAAAGTGAAACAGGTGTGCCATATGTGACTGCACCAGTTGTTGCGTTGACAGTTCCAACAACGGCATATATTCCAGCCGTACCACCTGTATTCACATATACGACAACAAACGTTGTTGATGACAACGCATATGCTTTTGGCAATAAACTGCCACTGTTCAAAATTGAACCTGATGACAGTCCCAATACTTGTTGCAAAAATGCAACGGTCACCCCTTTCAATTTTTTGTATAGTTGGAAATACGCCTCACCCGTTTTGAATTTGATTTCGTTATTCGTGAAACTTTCATTGTCTAAATCAAAATCACTATACCCTGAATACTCGTTTGAATACATTGTTGAAACTGACCCAATATCCGATACATTGTTCATGTTGTACGGGTACAATGTTCCTTTTGCTTGCGTTGATCCGTCATGGTTGTATGACATCCCAATGCGCAAGTTGTCACGCAAACGCATTGACGGCATGTAATGCACCGATTTTTGCGCTGTGTTGCGTTGTTTTGTTAGGTTAATATCAATCATAAATTTATGCTTGGCTAATACTAATAATTCTATCGTCTGACCATGTGATAGTCCATGTGGTTGTGCCGTCCGTGATTGATGTCGGCAAATCACCCGCATATGTCACCGTGTATGTAATGTTTGGCGTTGATCGGGTGTCAACGAATGTGGCCATGTCGCCGTTTTCGTTATATGTGACATCCCCAATCGGGAAGTTCAGAAATGCTGGCGCAAGGTATCCGTTTTCCTCTAGTTTTGGTACACGACCCTCGTCATCGGCCTTGGTTACTTGGCGTTCTGATTTATAAATAAAATCTGATGCCAAAATGTCTTGATCAGGTGCAATCATACTATGTATTGTTTACGGTTATCTCATATTCAACGGTTGTGTCCTGATTTGTACCTTTGACATATGAGGGGCTAATAATCGACCTTGCAAACAACTGATTGCCTGCAAATATACCAAATTCGGTATATGTGCCGTTCGCAAGTTCGGTTGTGTTCAAGTAAAAAGATAACGACACAACATTACCTGCGACACTTCGCAATGCAACGCTGTTTTTGGTGAATGTTGGTGTTTCCAAATCAGTGTCACCATTTGCGGGCGGTGTTGTTCCCGTCCCTATTTTGCATTTTGTGATTTCCAAATCGTAAGTCAAAACACCTGCAATACGATTTGCGACAATAGCAACCCCAGTGTTTGTTCCATTCACAACAAGGTTTTTGATCCAATCCGAACGCCACAAAACCCGCCCAGTTTCACTGTCGGTTTGTGTGATGCGATAACGACCTGACATTTTTTGCTTTTCGGATCGCGGGATTTTGACGTTGCTTTTCATATGCATAGTATAGCAAATTTTACTGGTATGTGGCAAAGTTCCACCGACTGTTTGATGATGCTGACGGCTCCCATTTATACGGCCCTGCGGTTGTTCCTGTTGCTGTAACAGTATCAGTAATGCGAAATTGCTCAACAAATTGCAATACCAAATCCAATACCTCATCTGATGATATTTCAATTTCCTTGTCTTTTTGGATCAACAAATTCTGCAAGAATTCAATCACACCGTATGTTTGTTTTGTAACCAATGTGCATGAATGTTTGAAATTTTCAGGCGTTTGTGTTGTTGATGAAATACGGGAAATAATGAAATAGTCATCAATGCCTCGATTTGTTGATTGTATATGAATTTTTTGCCCAACTTTCAAACCTGTTTGATATGTTGAGAATTCACCCTCATTGATTTCATCAGACCATGCCGACAATTCAGCACGAGCACGATCACGAGCCGCATCTTTTGACCCGATTGATTTGTCCACGATTTTGAATTGAAACTCACCGAATTCAGAAATTGATGCACTATCAAGCAATTTTGTAACAACGGGAATGTTTGGCTTTCCAGTGATTGAAACAATTTGACCGTTTGTAGGTTTGTTGTCAGTCCTGAATTTCACTGCTTTTTCTTGGAAGTTATACAAAACATCACATGTGTTCGGATCAGTAATGAAGTCGATACCAACATCTAAAGGCCCACCGTCCAATGTGATCACAACATCACTGTATTTGTATGCAAATGTGAATGTTACTTTTTCACCGTCAGCAGTTTGTGTTTCAGTATATTCCTCACCTTTATATGTACCACCACGAACAACGATTGAATTTCGCATGTTTTTGATGTCCTTTTTGATTTTCAATGACCCGTATATATATTTTTGATTTGTGTCAGTCAATTCAAATGGTGCTGTTTGTGATCCCTTTTGGAAAAAATAAATGTTTTTTGCCTCATCAACATACCAGTCATAATCAGTGATTTGTGCCAATTGTTGCAAACATTTTGTCGGTAATTCATAGTTGAATGAAATATATTTGATTGTCACAGGGCAAACAACATTTGTTGTGGTATACCCTGACGGTAAAAATGATGTCACCATGTCATCAATAATATCTGCAACTGTCATGTCCTCATATACACGAACAACCAATCGTTTGTCCATGTCAAAAGAAAAGTCCTTGCATGTGACTTTCACATATTCAACAAGTCCATTGTATTCACTTTCAAATGAAACAATTTGACCACCAAAAACAAGCGTACCGTCCTCTATGATTTCAACTTTGTCAGTTAGATCAGGGCGGTATCCTGATGAATTCGCAAGTGTGATCGTGAATGTAAGTGTATCAACCTGATTTGTCATTGCACGCACCAAGTTCAATGATGTCCAATTCACATCACTGCTTCGATCAATATCATTGATTTCAAGTACAATCATATTTTTATGATCCCCTCATGTTTAGGTTGAGTTTTCCAATGATCATGTCACCGATTTGCGATGCTACGTTTGCATCAAGGAATGTCCCACCATTGAGGTTTACTGTTACGCCACCACCACCGACTAATGATGATGGATCCTTTGTTGCGATCAAATAATCATCGGGATGTGTACTGATTACGTTTCCACTAGGTGAAATAACCGCATCGTTTACTTTGAAAATGTTACTGATTGCACCACCGATTGAACCCAAAATGTTGCCACCAATTTTTTCAGCATTTGCAATCAATGATTTGATTGTGCTGATCAATACATTTAATTTATCAATCAACCATTGAACAGCATCTTTGACAACATTGAATGCTTGAACGAACACATCGGCAAAGAATTTTGCAACCTTTGATGCTATATCAAACAATCCTGCAAGCAATGTGATTGTCCATTCAAGCACCTTTGCAAATGCCATAATTGCAACCAATAGCGCACCACCGATGATTGCACCGATGATTTCAAATAACGGCTTTAGTTTTACCAATACCCCCCAAAAACGCTCAAATGCGGGTACAAGTACCTCACGAAATGTTGTACTGATGTTGTCCCAAATTTGCCTGAAATAATCCAAAATACCCACGTTTTCAAGCCATTGCATAATAGCCCCTAGGTGATCACGGAATGCCATGAACCCTGCAACCAGTCCTGCAATTGCAAGTGCGATCAATCCAACAGGCCCTGACAATGCAGTGAAACCTGCAATCACAGCGGGCATGATCAACCCGACTGTTCCAAATACTGCAACCAATCCTGCAATTGCCCCCGCAATCAACAAAATGTTGCCAACCAATTGAGGGTTTGCCTCAACCCATGCCAAAATACGATCAATAAACGGCTTTACACTTTCCATGAGTTTGTTGAACGCTGGCACAAGTGCGGCTCCGATACCCTCTTGAATATCCTCGGTAGTTCGTTTGAATTGTGCCATTGCTAAATCAACACCACCAACAGTGTCAGTTGTTTCACGCAAGTTTTGTGCCAATCCCGCCTGCAATGCGGCCACTTTTTCACTTTCAGTTCCAAACTGGATCATTTTTTGTTGTGCTTCGGTGAAACGAATACCCGATTTTTCAAGGATACCAAATTGACCATTCAACGCCTTTGCAATGGTATTTGCTGATTGAATATATTGATCTGATGATGCATTCAATCCGTTTTGGTTTACGGTAAAATCAGCCAACGATTTTGTCAGCTTGATCACACTATCCGTTTGCAATCCGAATGTTGAAAGTTGCGCAACACCCATGTTCAAACTATCAGCATCAACACCTGCTTTTTTCTGCAATGCGTTTGTTACCTCCTTGATTTTATTGACCTGATCAGCAGTACCTTTTGAAACACCAATCACGGCATTTTCCAACTGTCGGTTTGCACGTTCAACACCCGCATATGCATCAATAGATTTGTATGCAATAGCAGTGATACCTGCAAAAGCGGCTGTACCTGCTACCGCCATTTTTTCAAATGTTGGTTTTAGGCTTTCAAGTTTTCCCTGAAACGACGACAAACCGCCACTAGCGGAATTGAACGCTTGTGCGGTTTTGTCTTGTGCTTGAATTATGATGTCGATATTTGATGCGGCCATAAAATTTATTTGCGGAGTTTTTTCATAGCCATTTCATGATTTTTGCTATCAATAACCATTTTTTGGCGTATGAGTTCGATGAACCAAATCGGTTGTGACATATACTCCTGATACGTCCACCCGAATTCCTGACAAATGACAACAATGAACATCACCTCATCAACTTTTCCCTTTGAATAGGTATTCAAAGCGGATTGCATGTCATTTGTTATTTTTTTTTAGTCACCTCGTTGAGTTCGTTGATGAGTGCTTCATAATCCTGTGATCGTAGATCAAGGGCTTTATTCACAACATCATCTTTTGACCCGTCAATGCTATCAACAAGCAATCGGATCATTTCTTGTTCCACCTCAAATTGAGCTGACAAGTCCATGTCAGTAATTTTTGGTTGTCCTGCTACCAATTCAAGTTTTGATTTTTGGTAGTATTTGTTTTCAATCGTTCGCACTTCACGACCTGTGGCATATGTCTTGATGACAACCTCATGTCCGTTTGGTGTTTTGAATGTTTTTGTTTCTCGTTCCATAGTTTCTGCTTTTTATTAAATGTTAGTAAGACGACTGTGCATTGACCAATGCAACAGTGATCATTTTGGCATCTGCAAGTTTGTAGAATGCCTTGAATGATACGGAAGCTGTAACAATGTCACCGTTTCCGTAGTTTCGTGTGAATTCACTGAATTTCACACTGTGGAAGTCAACAGTTAGTTTTGGATTTGTTGATGCACCGATTGTAACATCAGTGTTTGCCAATTCAATACGCATTGCTTTTGCAGTGTCTGCAAGCATGTCAGTTTTGATGTTCGCATCATTAAATACCAATTCCAATGATCCCTCGATTGCAAACTGTTTGTTCAAAATATCAACTGGTGCAACTGATCCAAGTGCTACATCGTCCTCAACATTCTTTTCGATTTTGAATGAAACCGAACGAATATTGATTTCTGATGCGGCTCCAAGTCCTGCCTGTGTTGATGCAGTTTTGAATATAGCGTGTTGTGCCAAAAATGAGTTTTCAGCCGTGTAAGACGGTGAAAGGGTAGCAGTAGCACCTGCTTTTGCACGCAACCCCGCTTTGTATGTCACAAATTTCCCTACTTCTGCATTCAATTCAAATGATGTGATCATTCCTAATGCATATTTGTAGTCTTGATTTTCATCATCAACAAACACAGTCAATGACGGGTGTTGTGCTGATTGTAAAACTGAATATGTGTGCGTGTATGCACTATCTGTTGGCCCTGATGTTGAAACTGATCCGAGTGCGCCAAGTAGGATCAAACCGATTGACTTGTCGCCAACCTTTGCCTCGATTTCACCCTCTGATGCTTTTTTCACAATCTTTGCATCAGTCATGTCCTCAATCACACCAACTGAATTTTCATCAGTTGCTTGTTCAATGACATCGTCCATTGTCAATGACATTTTTGGTATCCAGAACGATGCACTGCTTTCCGCAGTACCTCGTACAGCCTCTTTTGCGATACCTACATCGGCTAATGCTCCAATAAATTTGCTCATAGTTATTGTTGGTTAGGTTTGCTGATAATTTCCTCAAATTTCTTTTCGGCCTCGGCAATTGATTTTGCCTTGATCACGATCGGTTGAGGTGAGTGGGGAAATGTGAATGTTGTTTCACCTTTTTCTGTTCCCACTGTTTCCGCCGTTTTTATTTGTTTATCATCAATTTTCATAACTATGTGATTATGTTAATGGCTCTCGCCCTGATAATAATGTCAAAAACAATGTACGACTTGTCACCATGCTTGTACGCCTCGGGGCGTGATGTCATCGGTTGAATGCCTGCCACTGC